AATTCTTGACGATAATATTTAGCTCTTTTAATACCATATAAATATAATATATATCTATCTGATATTTCACTATCATCTGTATATTGTCGTAGATTTTCTCTTACGTCATAAATTAATTTATTTGCTGCTGGCATATATGTAAAATTAAAAAGCCCTCAACTACATAATTGAGTGAGGGCTTGTATATTATTTATTTATTTCTAAAAACTTTCTATAATTAGTATTACTCATTTCAAATAATCTTTGAGTATCAATATCTCTCATTATATGTTTTATAGTACCACTATTTGTTGTTATAGTCTTAATATGTTCAATATTATAAGTTCCAGTAATAGGAGAAGTTTGTTTTGTTTCACCATTTAATACCCCTACATGAAAATTTGGATTATCAAAATATTTTAATTCATTATAGACTTTTTCAAGTTGTCTAACATCTTCATCACAATATTCTAACATATCTAATAAAGCTTTTCTATCATTTTTAATAACTACTTTATCCCATAAATCAGGAGTAGTATAAATTTTACCCTCAAAACCTAAAAATTTAGAAATATAATCTAATCTATTAGAATTTAATCTTAATTTAGATTTAGCTAATTTTAATGTATCAAATTGTTTATAATTTGGTAACATTGGTATTCTGTGATATAAAGCTCTAGTTTTTAACCATTTTAAATCAAAATTATCACCATTGTGAGCAACAATCAAATCAGCTTCATTTAATACTTCTACAAACTGTTGAATAAGAAATTTATCATCTTGATTTTTATCCCAAGTTAAATTATAAACTTCATCTTCACCTTCCCATTTATAAGATACACAAATAACAGCTCGTTCTTTTAATATTTGATTAGTTCCAATATTTTGTTTATATCCTGCTGTCCAAAACCATCCTATATTAGGTGATGTTTCAATATCATATATTAATATTTTAGCTTCTTTATTATTACATATTTTACTAATTTGACATCTTATTTCTTGATTACATTCTCTTAAAGCAATTTTACAATTATTAATTGTAACGTCAAAACCTTTATTTCTTAAATGATTTTTTAGTCTTTTAGAACCTTCTTTAAGATATCCTGGGCGATTTTTCAAAAATGCTTTTATTTCTTGTAAATTCATATATTAATTTTTTTAAAATTATAATGCAAAAGTACAAAAAATATTTGAGATTTCCAAATTTTTAAGCACTTTTTTTATAATTTATTTTTTTATATTAAGAAATCTCATATCATATTCAGCATAAATAATCTTATTTATTGGATCATATGCAGTTGAAAATAAATCACCTTTTTTATTTTGGAATCTTAAATTAATTTTATAACCAGTTTTAGTACCATCAGGTGTTGAATATATTCCCCCACCTGCATATATAGCAAAAACTGTTTGTTTTATTTTAGTAGAATCAATTTGAGATTTTATATTATACTCAGGAGCTATTTCAATCAATTCTCCGCGTACTTTAGAATACATTGATATCTTTATATATTTATCTTCAAAATCGTTCTTATATGGTCTTATTTGAGCTTGTTCTATAAACATATTTGTTTTAATAGAATCTGGAGCTTTTTCATAAGTTTTTAAAAGAGTACTATCAACTTCATAATCTGTTGTTATTTCAGTTCCATTATTAAATTTAGTTTTATACTTTTTTTTAGATGATACTGCTTTTGGTTTAATTATTGATTTAAATTTACCTGAAATTTCTTTAGTTTTATATTTTTGATAAGAATTATTTTGTTTAATTGAATTGTTTTCAAAACCTCTTAAAAAAAATATATATATTAAAAGTCCTAATATAATTAAAGGTTGTAATATATTTAATATTTTTTTAAACATAATTATTTTTTTTTAAATATTTTTAACCATTGTTTTTCTGAAATATCTGAATTTTTAGTTAGTAAAAACTTATTAACTTGTGTTAAAATATTTTTATTTTGAATAGCTATATGTATTTTTTCACAAATTTCTTTAGCATTTTTAGTTTCATTCACTATATTTAAATTACTTACAAAAGGTACTTCTTTTGAAGTAACTATTGGTACTAATTGATTTATAAAATCTGCTGATACGATATTATAAGTTTCACTTAAACTAACTTGTAATCCTATATCCATTTTAGATACTAATTTAACAAATTCAGAATGTTTTAACCAGTTATGTTCAATAAGTTTATGATCAGTTCCTTTAAATAAATCTCTAATATTTTTTAATGCATTTTCACCTTTTTGTTCAATTCTTTCAGTATTAATATGTAAATGTAATATTTGATTAGTTTTTTCTGCATATAATATTGCTCCAATAGCTTGAGTTAATGAATTTTTCATTGGTCTAATGGCTCCAAATAATCCAACATTTAATATTTTTTTAAATTCTGAATCATCTTCTTCTTTAATTATATGCTTAGTTATTGGATAATAATTTGGTAAATATATTATATTTTGACGAATAATTGGTTCAAATGATTCTATAAAAGCTTTTGAATTAGCTGTAATAAATACATTATTATATTTTACATATCTTTTTAACCAATCAATTGCGTTACCTTCATTTGCTAAAAATGGAAGTTCAGAATGCAATCTAATTATCCATTTTACTTTAGGGTGAAGTTTTTGCAATATTTCAAATTTTTCAGGTACTACCCAAATTGCTTCAATTATTACATGTTTTGGTTTATATAATGAAACATATTTATCTATTTCATTATTATCTATAACTTCTACTAAATTAGATTTAATATCATTTTTTAAAAGCATTTCATTTACAAAAGATGCACTATTAAATAAACCACTATTTACTGTGGAATAAACATTATCACTATATGATAATCTTTTTTTTAATATAAATAATATATCTGTCATATTTTTAAATTTTATTTAATTGAAAATGCATTCCATCACGTCTAGTCCAAGTTCCTCCCCAATCAAACCCAGCATCTGTAAAACATTTTACAAAACCTTCTGATAGTTGTGGTATTTTATTTAACCCATTCCATGCAGCATTAACATCTACTGCAATTCCCCAAGAATGTAATGATTGACTATTTAATCCTCTTTTATTTCTAACATTGAAACATCCATCCCAAGTTTTTAATTCTTTTACATAATCTCTATTAATAAGATTAGTAAAAGCTTGAGTTAATGGTCCAATCATTAATTTATTACAATAAATTCTTTTTGGTATAACACCTATTTCTAAATTAGTAGGTACATCCCACATTATCATATATTGACCTTCATCTTCTTTAGTATTAGGATCACCCCATTTATCCCAACATTGTTTACTTGTTACCATTATTATTTTTATTTATTTTCATCTTCAATAATATTATTTAAATTTTTTTTGAATTCTTTACCTTTTTTAAATATTTCTTTTAAATGAACCCACATTGATTTATTTCCCAATTTAATTAATGTTTCATCAATAGATTTTAATTCTATCCAAATAAATAATATTGTAATTATTTTAGTTATAAATAAATTTATACTTAATAAACTATTTTCAAATATAAATTTATCTATTAAAAAAGCCATTATAATACTACCCATATAAAAAAAAGTTTTAGGTGCAATATTAAAAAATTTATTAGCTTTAAAAGATGACATTCCTTTTGTCTTAATATTATAATATATCGCTAAAATTGTATCCATAAATACAAATAATGATATTGTAATAATAAATGCTTTAGCTGGTGTTATAATACTTAATGCACTAATAAATAATGCTAATAAATATTCTTTTATTTTTAATAGTTGTTCTAATAAAACTACTTTCATAATTTTTAGATTTTAATTATTTTAATTATTTTATAATTTTCAATTTTTAGAAAATAAACTCCATTAGGTTTATTAAAAATATTAATTTGAGTACCTATTCCAGATTTTATTAATTTATTATTAGAATTATATATTTCATATTTAGCACTAAATGGTAAATAAATAATTCCTGTTGTTGGATTTGGATAAACATTTATTGTAGGTAATGTATTTGTTTGTGTAATACTTAATCCTGTTGGTTTTCTTTGTAAATTCAATAAATAATTTAAACCATTAAAACTATCCCATGTTAAATTTGCTACTCTTACGTTAAATAATGAGTTATTATTTAATTCAGTATCTTCTATTTTTAAAAACACTTGATAAATATCTTCTGGTAAAGAAGATAAATCAACAGTTTCATTAAAATTATTTCCCCATAATTTAATATCTATGTTTAAAGGAAATGAAAAAGTGTTTGTACTACTTTTTAAAACTAAAAAAGTATTTTTATTTTTTAATATTTTACTAAATCCTTCATTTGATGTGTTAAATGTTAAATTTAATAAATTATCATTAAAACTATAAGTTAAAGAATTTAATACAAATCTATATCCTAATTTATTAATAATTGTTGTAAAACTACCATCATTTATCCAAGATGTTATTACAGTACTATAATAATCTCTATTAATAATACTCCAATTATACAAATCCATTTCAACAATAGCATTAGAACCAACTGTTCTATTAGTAACTGCATTTGTTTCTCCAGACATTAGATTGTTTGAAGTTTGAGATATTACTTCATTAATTTGAGTTTGTGATGGAGTACATGTTTGACATATAGGAAAAAATCCTTCATCACCATATATATTTAAAAAAGCATCATTGAAATAACCCAATCTTGGTATATAAGTATTTCCATACATTTTTGTTTTAGCATATGGATATCTTAATTGTATAAAAATTGAAGAATCAAAATTATTTAAACAAGCATCTACAATTTCTTTTCTGTTGTTCCATTGAGTTTGAGTATATTGAGTATAATCTCCATTTCCAAACTCTGTTGAATTAGTGTAGTAATACTCTCCCCATCTACCAATAAAACCAACTTGAACTGATAAGATTACATCTTTATTAGCATTAATAACAGGTGCTAATTGTTGAATATGTTGTAATATTTGAGATTTAGTTGGTTGATAAGGACCTGTTTGAGATGTTGTGTAATACCCAAATCTAATAGTTGATTTAATACCTGAATTTCTCATAGTATTAAAATCTTGTTGCATCTTATCAAGATAAGATTGAGATATTGAACTATTGATAAATGATTCTAAATAAAAGCCTCTATATATGACTGTTATTTTATCTACCCCATTCCTATATCCAGATAAAGATGTACTATTTAATAATGAATAAGAAGAAGATGTTGTTTCTGTAAATTTATGAAATCCTCGTTCTGGATTAGCGATAATTTCATTAGAATTTTGATATGTAATTGTTTGTGCATTACATAACCAAAATAATAAAATGAAAAAAGTTAAGTATATTTTATTTTTCATGATTTTTAAAATAATTTATAAATTATTATTGCTATTATAGCCCCTATTATTCCACCATAACTACCCATGTTAATATCAGTACCATCATAAGGTGAATTATGGTATTTACCATAATACCATTCTCTGATAAAATTGACAAAAAAGGCTCCAAAACCACCAATAAAGATTTGGAAAAATAAACCAGTATTAGCTAAGTCTACATAATTCAACATAACTAATATAGTTGGAATTGTAATTAAAAAAGAATAAAACAAATGTTTATGGTAATTATTTTTAATAAACAATGGATTAAATATTTTCTTGATATCAAGAAAGTAATTTTTAATTTTTTTCCACATAATTTTACAAATAGTGCATTTAATCATAATATTAGAGAGTTTGCTTGTATATATATGTTATTTACTTGAGTGTCTGTAAGTCCTAAAGCTGTTTGAATAAAATAAACTGTAGAACTTTGTCTATCAATATTATTCCCATAGTTCCAAATGTAAATAGCAGCTGTTTTTTGAGGTTCTGGTAATTTATTCATGATTTCAATTATTGATTCTTCAAGACCCATTTGAGAAAGTATAAATCTCAATTTCCAAAGCGGAACTTCAGTTGGTGCGTTTGCTTCAATTTCTTCTTCTTCAGTAAATAAATTACTTGGTTCAACAGTACCTCCAGATTGTAAAAACTGAATATATTCTTGATACAATGTAGAGGTTTCATCCATAGGAATTAAAGTGATAACCCCATTATCCTCTTTAATTATATTTCCATATTTTGATGTTTTATATTGCATATCTTATATTTTAATTATTTGTTATTATATAACTTCCGTACCAATCAAAACCTGTTGTTGCATTTGGACCTGATGTATCGACAATATATGCTCCAAATTTTAAACCGGTAGAATTTGATGGTATATCTGATGTTATTATTGTTTCATAATAAAAAGATGTACCAAGTCTATCTAATTTGAGATAAATACCCCCTGATATTGTTTTAATATTTAATTGATACTTATCAGTATCAATTGTATTGGCTGGAAAATTTGAACCTAAATCTAAAGTTGTTGCTGTGCCAGTATTATCATTATTGATTAAATGTAAGTTATCAGAGGACGATAATCTACAGATACCAATAATATTTAATAGAGTGTTAGGCTCAACATTGGTAAAAATATTATTCGTTGTAAGTCCTATAAAAAATCTAATAGCAGTATCGGTTGCATTTTCTGACATACTAAAAGCAGTTATCATGTCAAACCCACCATTTATACTCATATAATTTAAAGCTTGTCTTAATTGTGATAAACCACCAGTTAACGAAACAACTATACCAAGTCTTTGTCCTCTTGTTACCAAATTAGTATCTGCCCAGCTTCTTGCGCTTTGGGCACCAGATGCTATTATATTAACACCTTCAACATTATTTATAGTAGCACTACCAAATGATGGCATGTTGGTATGTTTTTGATAGACAATTGGTTTTGCATCAAAATGATCAAATGGAGTTAAACTTTTTACATTACCTGTTGTATCTCTAACTAATATTTTATCTAAAATTGTGCCTGAATCTGGTGTTTGTGGAAATCTTAATTTACCTGTTGGTAAGACTAGTAACCCTTCATTTGAAAAAGTTGAACCAGCTTTAAGAGATATATATCCTTTTGATTTAATTTCAAACCCTAAGTCATTATCACTATATATGTATGTTGTTTGACTTACAAGAGGATTACCTAATGTAAAATCTACTTGACATTGAGAGCGTTGAATACTAAATAAAGTATTACCTGCATTTGCATCTCTACCAGAATAATCAATAGTCACAACACCATTAATTAAACCATCACCTATTTTGCTACTTGTTAAAGTTGTACCATTTGGTGAAAATTTAGCTACTCTGTTTACTATACCTACACCAGTTATACCTGTGTTAGGTGATGAAGTAGGTTCATATATTGATGTAATAGTATTCCAAGTGTATGTTAAACCTGTGTCTGCTGCTATATATACTACATCATCATTTCCTGGATATGGGAAGGATGAAAAGTTAGGAAATTCTAATACTGAACTCTGAGTTAAATATCCAGCAGGGTTTGTATTTAATGGATAATATAAAGTATCAGTTTGACTTTGAGTTAAAAAATTAGATAATGGATTTGTATTTAACCATTGTGTAAATACTGGATCTATTTCTATATATTCTGTTAAATATCCTGCAGGATTATTTAATAAAGGATAAAAATTTGATTCTAAATAATTTATTAAATCTATTTGATCAATAATATTTCCAGTTATAGAACCCCAAATTGAATTATAATTACCATTATTTTCACCTAATGAATTATCTATAAATGCCATATATTATATTGTTTCTATTAAATATTCTACTACTACATGTGAACCAGCTTTTGCAGTAAATTCATATATATATTGATTTAATGTAGTTACTTCATGTCTTAATATAGTACCCGCAGAAAATGTTACTATATCTCCATCAATTATTCTTGTAATAGTACCAGATAATACCATTATATTAATAGAATGAAATGTATTTACTGGATATGAAATTATTGTATCCGTACTTGGTTCATAATTTTCACTAATTAATGTATCATAATGAGCTCCACCATTTGCACAACTATTAACTGCAGCAACTAATTCTACAAGTAGTCTTAAATCTTCATTTTTAATTTTATTACAATCTTGAAAAGCTATTAATAACTCATTAATTGTTTGATTTATTTCTAAACATGATATTGCCATATTATTTTATTTTAAACAATTTTTTGTATAAATAAAGTAACAACATATGGTTGCATATTATTTATTGGTGTTGGAGTAGTGTTTCCAATTACATTTGTAAATGTTTTAGTATCAGGAGTTCCTGATGGTGATGCTAATACATTAGTATAAGGAGCTCCTCCTCCTCCTGCATCTGAAACAGGAACTGTTAAATCTAATTTAGGAATATTTCCCTCTGTTAATGAAACAGAAGTAGCTCCACCTAAAGCACCTATTGTAGGATAATTAGTAGAATGATAACCAATTGATACTCTACCACCTCTATCTATAGTCCCATTATTACCATTACAAACAGCAAATCCAATCATAGATCCTATTCCCAATCCTGTACCATCGAAATTAGCAGCCATATAAGCTGAAAATGATGCTGATGGTATATCTAATTGTTTGATTTCATATAATAATGTTCCAGAACTGATATTTCCTGTTGTACCTCTATCACCTGCTATACCAATAGTCCAAGTTGCATAAGTACCAGTTCCAACTGAATAATCTGCAGTTATAGTTACACTTGTAGATGAAACTGCAGAAATTACTCCTTCTATATAATTATTAATATCTTTAGAAAATCTTAATCTCATTCCAATTACCCATCCTAAATTATTAGATGCGGTATAAGATAAAGTTTTACTTCCTGAATTTCCAATTGTTAATGATGTTGTACTTGTTCTAGTTATATCAGCATTTATTCCATTTACACCAGCTGGACCTTGTGGTCCTAAATCAGCATAATCAGCAATATTATCAGAAGTAATATTTATTACTTGGAAAAAATTATATTTTTTATTTGAATATACTACGTTATCTACAATTATACTTCCTGGATATATAAAATCTGTAGGTATTAATCCTGTATTTTCTTCACCAGATTGTACTTCTCTCCATTCATATAATGTTCTTTCTTGTTTACAAAAAACTTTTAAACCATCATAATAAGTAAAAGCTAAATTATTGTTTACTCCTAAATCTGCTAATGTAGATTCATTTAGTATAAATTGTTTTTTATCTAAAGGAATTTGTGAAGTTATATTTAAACCTGTTGGTATATTTGAATAATTTGCCATTATATTTTTTTAATTTTAAATTTCATAGTACCATTACTATAAAAATTTTGTGAAACAATAAGCATTGAATTTATAGAATCAATAAACTCAATATTAAATGTAGAAGTTACATCATTATTTAAAGAATCATATATTTTATATTCATCTGTATCTAAAGATTCTGTTATAACAAAACATATTCTTCCAATATTATTATAATTTATTTCTTTACCAGATTCAAAAATTTCTTTTGTATCGTAATTTTTATCTATAAAATAATTTTGGTCATCTACTAATAATATGATATCATCTATTATAGTATTATAATTTTCTTCTTGCCAATAATATATTTTATTTGCAATTGGATAATCATTACAATCTATTGAATCAGCTTGGAAAAATGGAGTTTTATATGTATTTTTATATACTTCTATTCCTGTAATATTACATATATCAGAAGAATGAAAATATATAGTTCTATATAAATTTATTAATTGTTTTCTTTGAGTTTCTGTTAAATCTAAACCACAACCATCTAATAATTTATAAATTGTATTTAATAAATATAAATTAATTGAATTTAATTTACCAGTAATTTTACTAATATTATATATTTTATCTAACGAACTAATAATTACAGAAGTATGATTTTTTTCATTTATTTCTATCATTATACTATTTGTTTAAATTGACTACATGTATTACAAGTTACTGGTTTGCATCCAGAACAATTATCTAAACCACATAATTTTTTTAATTTTTTAATATTATCAATAGCTTGTAAATAATATCCTAAATCTATTGATTTTTCAATTGAATCTATTAATAAATTAATAGTTATAAGTAAATTTTTAGATTGTAAATCATTACATGTAATACAATCTGTAATTTCAGCTTTTAATAAATAATTTAACATACAACTATAATATGGTAAAATATTATAAGTTATTCCTAAAGCTGGGATTAAGCAAGTACTACATTGTTCAGAAGGTTGATTAGTTTCTATTTCTATAAAATATATATCTTCAAATTTTAAGATACCTAATTCACTTGCTTCAACAATAAATATTTCTTTATTATTTACTTGTTCTAATTTATAACTTAGATTAGTTGATAAAGTATAATCCTTAAATGTATCTATATTCCATAGTAAAATAGATGTTATATTATAACCAACACCTGTTTCAACATCTATTGCTAATTGTTGACCACTATTAATTATTTCAAAATTGTTTATGGTTATCATATTTTTTTAATTAATTAAAAAAAAAGGAGTAAGTTTTCACTCACTCCTTTAATTTGGATTATTTATTTAATCTTAACTAGTTGCTAAATTAGATGGAACAGTAGCATTTGAAGCTACAGCTGTTCTAATTGATGTTAAAATTGTATTAGTTGCAGCATTATTTGCTAAAGTATCTGTTACTTTATCAATAGCAATTGTAAGTACTTTATATTGTCTTTCAACAGATGTTTCAACTCTAGGAGTAAAATATCTAATATGAATTACATTATAAACTCCAGATGCTGATGCATAATATGGTGTAGCAAAATCAGCTGGATAACCAACTTGTCTTGCTGGATCATATTTATATCCTTTAACAAACCATTCATAATTAACAGCCCATTTACCAGTACCACTTCCTGGATTATTGTTTGCAGTAACAGTAGTAGTTAACAATCCTGTATTTTGAGTAATACTTGTTAAATCATAAGCATTAGGATAAGTTTTAGCTATTACATCAAATTCAATTTGTTTTCCTATTTTTTTACCAGGAACAACAGTTTGTGCTTTACCTGTAATACTAAATCCTATTGGAGAAGCTATTGTAGCTGTTACAAATTCAGAATCACCTCTTTTAATAAGATTTTTTCTTAATGAACTTAAAAGCCCATCTCTAATAGTAGTAGCAGTTTCAGCTGCAATATTACTTCCTGTTACATAAAAACCTTGTATAACTGCAAAGTTTTCAGGAGATAATGATCCACCATCATTATATAATCTAACTTCTACTTCATAAGTAGTATTAGCTAATACATTTCCAGTAAATCCAGAAACTGTAACAGATTTTTGTACTTCAGCAGCATAAGCAGATAATGTAACTTTTTCTACATATTTAGGATCTATAATATCTGAAAATTCAACAGCTCCAGGTATAGCAGATGCTTTTTGTAATACTTTAAAAGGTACATTAGCAGCAACAGCAGCTCCTGTTCCAGATACTACTGCAAGTTCTTTATCATCGGCTGATGTAATAAATGTAGCAGCAGTTGTTTCAGTAGCTGCAGCATTACCAATCATTAATTCGCCCACTTGGTTTGGTCCAAACATAGTTATTTATTTTTAATTTAATTTATATTTATTCATTTCTTTGATCTAATTGAATCTTACTTTCTAAATTAGATGGTTTATAATCTCGTAAAGCTAATTCCACAGCTCTATCTAATATTTCTTTATGTACTCCAGAATCTAATTCACAATTTAAAGGTCCAGTAAATCCATCAATAGATAAATTTTCACCTGGAAAATTAGAAGATAAATCTGTAAGTATAATTGGTTTTGGAAATTTTATATACCTAAATTTATATTTTACAATATTAATTGGACAAATAAGTTCAACAACTTTATTATTACCATATTTAGATATGTCTAATCTCCATACTGTAGATATATCTGGATTTTTAAATGGATTATCAATTTGAACATTAAACTCATCATGAGTTTTAGGAACAACTGTAACTTGTTTTCCATTATTACAATCTTCAGTATCTAAAATAGCTGTTTCATATATTAATAAAAAAACATCATTTGGAATTACAAAAAATTTAGAATCATTTGATAAACCATCAAAAGAAGAAATTGTTGTAGTAGAAGTATCTGACTTAACTAATTCTTTTAAATCAACTCGTCTTTTTTCTGAACTTTCAAATCCATCTCTGTACTTATTACCATTAGGATTATAATAGTTTTTTATTAATTCCTCTTGTGCTTTACTTAAGAAAACACTGATTTCATAATCATCTAATCCTGGCGCACTTTGAGAAGCAATTGCATTATAATGAATATTAAATTCATTTTTAAATTCAGTTAAAGTCATAATTATTTTTTACTTTTTGAAATTTTAGCTTCAATTAAAGATCTAACATCTTGATGTTTTGGATTTTCCAAATATTTAACAGCGTTATCAAAACTAGGAATTTGACCATTTTCACATATATCTAATCCATCTTCTGTAGAATACTTATTACTTTTTTTCAAAATAACTTTAGATTCTAATCCAGCTTGAATTAAAAGTTTTGTTTCAAGAGTTTCATCTTTAATTAAATTAACAAAAAGTTGAGGTTTTGAATCAATAAATTCTTCAACTTGGGTTTGTAACCATTTTAATGTTGAACTTTCAGCAATTGGTCTATTTGTTAATAAACTTAATAAACCAACAAGTTTATCTTTATCATCTTCAATTTTACCATATAATTTGAAAGCTTCTTTTTTACTATCAAATCCAACTTTTTTCTCAGTTATTTCTTCATCCTCACTTGTTATTACAAATTGATATGTCTGTTTATTATTTCTTTCTTTCCAACTTGGTGCAATATCTGCAGTTAAAAATAACATTATTTTATATGATATATAATCAATTGGATTACTTAAATCAAATTTATTATCATCTTTATATAATGCTACAAAATGATTTAACCAAAAATCTCCATATACAGACAAATTCAAACCTGTAGCTGATTCAAGAAATTCTTTTTCTTGTTTAGTTAGTACATTTGCAATAGAACCATTACTTAATAATGGTGCATAAAATTTTTTAACTGAACCAGAAAGCATTCCTCCTGAAATAATATGATCATCAGCAACATCTGATGCCATTCCTCTTTTTCTCTTAATATATTTTACATTAATTACCTTTTTAGGTAATGTAAATGTTTCTTTTAATGTATCTTCCATTATTTAATTCTCCCTTTAAATTATAAAAAATGGGTGATTTAGGCTCACCCATTGAAGCCAATATTATTAATCTAATATACTTGGTTTAAGAGTCATAGTTCTTGATGGATCTTTTACCATTGCACCAGTACCACACATTGCAGTCATAGTTGCAGAGTCTTCCATTGTTTGCATGATTCCACCTCTACGTCCAGAGAATGGATCTCTAATACCTGCCATATAACCGCGTAGTTCATCATCACCACGCACTTTAATTTTTTGAATATTAGGCTCTTCCATTGAACCTATATAAAGAATATCATATCTATATGATTCAGCAACACCTCCATCTGGGTGTAAGATCTTATTACGAACTTTATCATCGTACATTGGATCTACTTCTAACATTATATGAATGTTATTAGGCGCTAACCATTCTGTGAATTGGAAACCACCTTTAAATGCATTTTCATGGAATTTAGAAGTTACCTTATTAATAGCATTTTGATTAGTATTATCAAATAATGCTTTCCATCCTGAAGCAGCAGCCATAGCAGCTCTATTAAATTGAGCAGCACCACGTTCACCAGTACGAAGCATAAATTTACGTTCTGACCAATCTAATTTACCTTCTGATAATTCAGAAAGGGCATCTTCTAATAGACGCATTGAGAATCTATTATAAGTGATTGTGTTAGAAACTTCCATTTGCTCACGAATACCAGATCCAGCTTTGATTTCAATATTTGATTGACCTTTGTTTAAGAAACGTCCATTTTCATCTCTATTTGTTTTACCAAACATTAATGTTTTAGATTTAATTCTTGAGAATTGTTTTTCAAACTGCCACATTACTTCTTGCATCCAAGTTACAGATTTATGAACACCTCCTGTATTTGGATCTCTTGTTTCAATACCTGCAAAATAAACTGGTTCTACTTTCATATCAATCATAGCACCAGATACTTTTACTTCCATACGCAATGTAGAAACACTATTTCTCATTACATAAGGTGAAGTAAATCCAATTCCAGCACCACGAGTAGAAAGCTCATCTTCAACATAAGCAGATTCAATACTAAATCTATTACCTGGTTGTAGTTCATCTCCTGGAATACCAGCTAATGATTCTTGACCACCCCATACTTCACAAGTATAAACATAATTAGAACCTTCTTCCATTGGTTCATCTGAAACAATTCTAATTTGATATACATCTGGTCGAGGACCTGCAATTACCATTTGTTTAGTAAACCATTTTTCAGGAAATACCAATTCAAATGTTGTACGAGCTGCACCAACTCCAGTTGCATTTGATGCAACAGTAGATCCTTGATATCTTGCTTCAACAAGTGGAATATTTCTTTCATCACTACCAACTACTTTCCATACAAAGTCATCTGAAGTTGCTAATACTTTTTCAGGGAATAAAGATAGAGTAGTATCTAAGTTTTTCATTCCTGAATTCTGTAACAATACAGTTGTCAATGGAGAAACCAATTGTGGCTGTGTTCCAAAAATAGCACCAATGTGATTTTTTAATGTTAATCCTGACCAAGCTTTTCCTTTGGTCATTACAAACTTACCTAACGACATATTTATTTATTTATTTAATTTATATTATTTGTTTTTTTTAAAATACTAATTCTGAACCTATACCACCATAACTTTCTGGATCAGTAAGATATGCTGGAACTCCACTATCTTCAAATTTAGTTTTTCTTAAAGTATCTTCTAATTGTTTAGTAACTTTTGATACAGTTGTTTTTTTAATATTACCTAGTTCAGTAAAACCATTAGTAAGTTCATATAAGTAATAGATTTTAACATCAAACTCGATAGGATTCTTCATTCTATCACTTATAAACTTATTCATCATTTCACCTGTTTCAGGATTTTTAGCAACAGGTTCTGTCATACTTTTAAATACTTTATCTTGTAAAGCTTTTGTATTAGGTATACCTGATATAACTTCTTTAGAATTATAGATACAATTTTTGATAGACTGGTTTATTTTTTCTAGTTCCTTTGCGGCTTCAGCTTCTCTTTTTCTATAATTTTCTAATTCAGCATCATTTTGCCTTTTTTCAAATTCTTTTAAACTCTGAACTGATTCAAGAGCATCTTCTAATATTACTTCTTCACCTAAATCAATAGTTTTTCGTAACATTTTTCTAGCTCTCTCTTCAGATAAACCTTGATTTAAATAATCTCTAAAAATTATATCTTTAGCAATTTCAGGATTATTTTTTAAATAATCTTCTGTAATAGATTCTAGTTCTAATTGAGATTTTTTAGAAATTGCTATTTTTTCTAAATCAAGATTATCTAACATTGTTTTAGCTTTAAAATCAGCTTGTATTTCAAGCTCCTTTTTAAAAGCTTCAGCTAAATCTTCAGCTGATTTAATTGTATTAGATGATTTAAGTGAAGGTAGTAGTCCTTGCTCTTGTAAAAAAGCAGCATTGGAAGACCATATGTTGGGAGAAGACTGGTTTGACTCATCACCTCCACTATTATCATCATCTTCCCCATCTACGCTCTCCTGAGTACTATCATCTAGTTCCTCATCAATAGGTTTTAATTCATCTTTTTCAGATGTAGGTTCAATAACCTCATCCTGTAATTCTTCATTATCATAATTATAGTCAATGTTTAATTCTATATTATCATTATTAAACAAAGACATATCATCTAAATTATTTTCCATATATCTCCCATTTTATGTAAAGTTTGCAAATATAATATATTTTAAAAGGGATTCCAAATAAAAATTAAATTATTTTACTTTTTCTCCCTTTTAATAATAGCTAATTTGTACTTTTCTTTTTTATTCTTGCGATACTTTGATCGACTTTTTTAGCTTCCATTTGATCATTATGTTTAATCATATCTTGATCTAATGCTCTCATTTTAGTTATATAGTCGTCTTTTCTTTTTTGTTTATCTAAATTTAATTTTTCAACATCTAAAGGATTAACTATTCCATCATCAGACACATTATCAGAATCTTCAGCTCTTTTAGTTAATTCTGCAATATATACTTTTGTTTCATTATCTCTCTGATTTTTCAAATTTTCTAATTCAAGTTTTCTATTTTCAAGTTCAACCATTGCTTGATTAGCAGCTTCTTGAATTTTATTAGCTTGTTCTGCTTGTTCAGATTGTCTTTGATGTATTTGTTCTTCAGCTTCTTCAAAACGTCTACGCATATCTTGTAATGATGGACTGAAGTAAATGTCCATTATAGTAGAGAATGAACCACCATTTTGTAAAAATGCTTGAGCATTTTGTTTAATCATTTGTTCAAGTTCTTGAGTTTTATTACTACTTGTTAATACAAGACCATAATCATTCTCACAAAACTCTTCACTATCCATATTTAATATTTCTATGGATTGGTCATCTAATATATTTTGAACTTTTTTATTAGTTCCTTTTAATGCAATTTTAGCTGTTTCTAAGAAACATTCTAATACTCTAAGTTTACATTGTTCATGCTGCATAAACCACCATTCTGTAATATGAGAGGATTGATTTACAGATCTTTCAACGCCACCGACAGTTTCTCTATTTTCAATTTGACCTTGACGTTGTGCTGTAACTCCAGCAATTTCACTCATTTCTAATTTTATGAATTCAAGTAACTGAATATGTTGTTGAATATAAGATCCAGTTTCCATATCCATTACTCTACCACCTTGAGTATTCATTGCTCCAGCAAGTTTACCAGTAGCTGCACCTTGACTTCCTTCTTTAAATGAGTCAATTACTGCAATTTTATTAACTACAGCAAAATGCATCCATTTCTCAACTTCCCAATTTTCAGGTACTTTTGCTAAATCTAATTCAAATATTTTACCATAATTAGTTGAAATAGCTTTATTAAGTCTATCCCAAATAACATCATACATATATTGATAGTTTTTACATCTATCAACTAATGATACAGCCTTAGCTTGATTAGTATTATATATTTGACCTATAATACCTGGATGACAAATAGAAGGATTATGTACTTTATTATATTGAACTTTACGAGGTTTAATACTAAGATAAATATCTTTACCAATTTTAACACCTTCCCACCATTCATTTACCCACATTGGAGTTACTTCTTCACCTAAAGTAGTATCTGGTATATATTCTTCAGAAACAATTTTATATTGTTCTTGTCCTAATTCATCATAGTATTTAACTTTTTTAACTTGTTTAATAGATTTCCAAAATACTTTAAATACTCTAATGTTACCAGTATCATCTGTATAATTAGAACCAAAAAAATGTCCATTTAACTCAGCTAAACTAAATATAGTATTATACATTCCTTCAACTCCTGTATTAAGAGCATCCCTAAGTAACGTATGATTATTATAATCATCTGAATATTCTGCCGTTGATCTTACAGTACTATATTCTAAAATATGATCTATATCTTCAGGTTTTAATTCATCATGATAGACATCTATAATTTTATTAGGACTCCAATGGTCTTGTAAAATAATAATAGATGAATCTTCTATTCTATCTGAATTACCAGATTTAACAGTATATACTTTTAAAGGGTTTAATTTAGTTAATACTGGTTCATTATGTATAATATCACATTGATAAATTTCTTCAGCTAGAATTAAAGCATCTTTAAAACCAGCATTAAAAATCATATCAAATCTTTGTTCTTGTGAATAATGTTTTAATATTTGATTAGCCATTTTTTCACGAAGATCCTGCCAATTATATTTCATATACTTCTCAAGATCTTTTAATTTAACCTTAAGAGTTTCTTCATCATATTGTTGTTGATATAATTCTGTAAGTCTTTGTAATAAAAATGCTTTTTTATCTTCTTCTTTTTTAGTTATAGCATCTGGATTTGTTACAATACATGAATAATCAAATCTTCTTTTTATTTCTTCACCTACTAATAAATCTATTTTAGGTACAATAATAGGATGATGAGGTATATTATCTGGAACGAATGAAGCATCAATATGATGAGGGTTAACAACATTTGTTAAATCTCTTACATCAACAATACCATTATAAAGATTTAGATTTATAATTTTGTTTTGTAGACTTTTTCTAACACGTTCATTATTATAAAAAGAATATCTATCTGCATAATCCACACAGTCTTTTCGCCACTCTTTTGTTTTTTCTGAATATGGTAACCTTTGTCTAGGTAAAACTATATTATTTATTCTTTCCATTATTTATTGTTTTAACTTGCTAATATACAAAATAAAGTAACTTATTCCAAATAAAAAATGAATTTTTTTGAAAAAAGTTACTTTAAATAATAGCTATTTTGTTATTTATAATTTTTATTAAAAAATGGATCATTAACCAACTTCTTAACTTGTTTTTCTTGATTTGCTTTTGCAGAATTAGTTCTCTTAACTCTATCTTCTCTTAAAATAAACAACATGCCTGCTGCAGATACACGGTCAAAATTACCATCACTATTCCAAGCAATACATTCTTCTAAATAAGGTATACTTCTTATATGATGTAATTTTAAGCTTTTATCTTCTTCGTCACCTTCATTATAAGGTGTTAACATATATTGAGCTTGAAGTAATCTACCCCATTTATTAATTTCTTTATTAGCATGAGTTCCTTTAGCTTTATTACCATATAGATTAGTTGCTTTAACCATATCCATATCTTTTAATATTTGAGGTACATCTGCTAAATAATGAAGACAATTTTTAGAATCAAAGTAACTAAACAAACCTTTTAAGTTACTTTCATAATTAGCTTCTCCATTATAAAATTTAAGTATTCTTAATGCAATTTCATAAGCTTCTTGTGCTAATCTTGGTCTACCTGTATATTCACATACAATTCTATCAGTAAATGTATCTAAACCAATTATACTAAATAATGATGAACCAGTATCTGCATCAATAGGGTCAATTCCAAATATATACCTACCTCTTTGTATAATACCATTAGCATTTTTTCGAGGCATTTCAAATATCTCAAGACATCCTGATCTATCTGTGTCAGAACTATCATATGCTCTTAAAGGATATTTATCATCAGTTGGTTTCCATTCAACTTCTCCTATATTATTATATATAAGTTCACCTACATAATGTTCAGCTAAAAAGGATTCTTTTTTTGGAGCAATACTTTCAATATAATCTTTAATGTCAGCTACTGGAAATACTGTACCTTCAGTACGCATAATAGCTTCTTGAGGTGTAATAGGTTCTTCAGCTTTCTTTTGTGTAATAGCTCTTGCATCAGATGAATTGTATTTAACTTGATGTCTATCTAATAAAATTTCAATTAAAGCTTTAATAACATCTGGTTCTCCTGTTGATGTATCATAACATTCGTTTCGATTCAAATATGCTCCCCAAAAAAATCCACATTCAGTTTCTCCATGAGTGTTTTTATCAAATACATTAGGAATACCATATATATTATAAGCTCCTGGTTTATAGAATAATTTTTCAGAACCAGCAAATGAAGCTCCTTCAACTCCACCTGTACCACCTGCTAGCATAAATCCAAATGATACACCACCATCTTCAACAGCTTTTCTATTTACGTTCCAAGCTTTTTCTAAGTTTGGAAACAAACCATCTTCTTCATAATGAATTAATGGTCCACGAATACCTCTAGCTTTATCTGGATTATCTTTTAATGATATACCAAATACAGATGATAATAATCCTTTACGACTACCATATTCATCTTTATATCCAAGCTGAATATTCATTTCTTTAGTTGCATCAATTGTTCTCATACGAGGTAATGGAGTATGTTCTGCAATCCAATCTAATGTATCTAGTACTTTACCCCATATTCCTTTATCCCCAGTTAAAAATCCTTTGTCAGATGCTAAATGAAAATTAGGATTACCAGAACCAGGAAATACATACATGTTTCTAGGTGATTCTGATGCATTTTTAAAACTAAATCCAATACCACGAGTTTTCAATATTTTACCATGTTTACCTAAACGTTTAGCTCTACAAGTATAATGATAATATAAATAATCACCAAGCCAAGGTTTTGCAAATTTTTTAACACGTTCCCCTTGACTTCTTTCACCAGCACCACTAGTTGCTATAGTTTCTACTAACCAGATTGGACTATAGTTCCAGTAAAAATATAATTCTCCAGGTATCCATTCTCCATCTGATTCTCTAACCATACCATATTTCCATCGTCTAAGTTCTTCTTTCCAGAATTCAGCATATTCAGATTTAGGATTACTATTTGGTAAAATATTAGTATATCTACCATTTCTCTCAAAAAATATAGCAGGTTGTCTAAAGTAATCCATATCTTCTAATATATGAGGATTAGTTATATCAACTTCTATACGACCATCATCATAATATTGACTAGCTGGTCTATCTTTAGCAAATCCTCTAATATGTTCAGGTGCTATAAGATTTTTAATAAAAGTAATAGTAGCTATATACTCCATTAAATTTTCATATACTTCCTTAGGTAATGTTTCTCTTAATTCATCAGTTATTGGACTTTGATATTTATTTAACTCCATTTTTTACCCTTTTTTAAATTATCAATAGCTAGTATTAGTAAATAAATTTATATCTACTAAATCTTTACATTCTGTACAAAATTTTGTTTCCATATTACCACTGACGTTCATTAAGAACAATAGTTTCAGTTGAAAGAATTGTTTTAGCTACAGATACTGCATTTTCTAAAGCTGTTCTTGTTACTTTAAGTGGATCTATAATATTTTCATCAAACATATTTAAAAAACGATGATCTAAACTACCATTATTTAAAATACAGTTTGTAGGTGCTGCAAAAGATTCATATATTTTATCATATATATCGGAATGTATTGCAGAATGATTTAAATTAAACGCTGCGTTTTTTAATGCTATACCACCACCTTCAACAATACCTTCTTCTAATGCGCAACTTACAGCTTTAACAGCGTCATCATACCTATCATAACGTTCTTTCATTTCTAGTTCAGAACCACCTCCAACTTTAATTACAGATACCTTACCAGTAAGATTCTCATAACGTTGTTTAGTTAATTCATCACCATCTAATGTTAATTCTCTCAATTCTGATATATAATCATCTATATTAATATCTTCATGTTTAGTTAATATAGAAAAATTCTTTGAAATATTAGCAGATTTAAGTTTACCTAATACTGAAGTATATTTATCAATTGGTTTAGTAAAATCATTTATAATTTTAGATCCTGTAAAATAAGATAGATCTTTTATTAAATCACGTCTATGTTGACCAAATCCTGGTGTTTTCATAACACATAACTTAATATTACGACTAATAACATTAGTTTCAAGTAATCTAAGTATATTTTCTGATACATGTTCAGTAATTATAAGTAATTCAGCATCTTCAGCAGAAACAGCTTGTATTGGTACTTCAAATAATTTTAGATTTTCAAGTTTACCATCTAATAATAATATATATGGTTCATTCATTTCACAACTACCTTTCTTTTCATTAGTTATAAAATGTTTTGACATATATGATGTTTGTAGCTTCATACCATTAATTAACTCTAATTTATCAGTATTATTTGATGATTCTTCAACTTTAACTATATCAGAAAAGTTATAAGCCTGTTGAATAGTATCACCAATCTGTGTATCATTATTAGCAGAGATACTAGCCACATATTTAATGTCTTCACGTTGTAATTGTCTTGAATTTTTCTTCAATTCTTCTAAAACCTTAGGGATTATTTCATCAAAGGCTTTATTTATATCTTTTATTTTATAGTCTTTTAAATTATTTATAAATGTTGTCGCAAGAACAATAGCTGTAGTAGTACCATCACCAGCTTCATTTACTGTCTTTTTTGCTACTTCTTTAATCATAATTGCTCCAGTATTCTCTATTGGATCTTTAAATGTTATTGCATCAGCTACTGATACACCATCTTTAGTTACATATGGATTACCATATTGATCTGTTATAATAACAGTATTACCATTTGGTCCCATTGTAGATGCTACAGCATCTCTTAGCTTATTAATACCGTTTAATAATTTATCTTTAAAATCTTTCTTAAAATATATTTCTTGCATATTATTCTATTTGTAAACCATCTTCAAATAATCCCATTGTCCTACTTCCTTTTTGTCTTCCTTCTAATTCTTTTTGTTCAGCAAGTACTTCTTTATATGCAGCTTTTAAATCTTTCATAATTCCTGGTACTGCTTTCAATGCTGATGTTACACTTGATAACTGAGTTACTACACCACCTTTATCTGTCCTCTCAGCTAAGATAACATCTGTATTCTCTAAATATTTAGATAAATCATCAGCAGCTTTTAGAGAGGATTTATATAACTTTGCTATAGGTGTTATAGACATTGATATATAAAATTTAATTGCATCTTCCATTATTTTATCAATTTTCCAATCTTCTGGAAGACCAATATCTTTAATAATTTCAATTTTTCTAATATCATTATCAACTAAATAAATATAATCAGATCTAATATCGCAATAATAATAAATAAATAACATTTCTTTAAATGCTGTTTCTTTATTACGATTTTTATCTCTTTTTAATATTGCTTTAAAAGGTAATAACCCCCAAGTCTGTTCAGTGACTAAGAGGTTATTATCTTTCATTTCAAATAATTTCATTATTTTTTATTTTTTTTTAAAGTTTTTTCACATACTTCATTTTCACAAGCTAATTCAGCTTTTTCAGTTGTAAATTCATCAATTGTTTTATACAATGATCTAATCTCTTTTTTTAAAGAATTATTATCATTAATAGCAGTTTTATATTTTTGTTCATAATATTTAAACTCCTCTTTATACAATTTAGTATTTAATTTATTTTGTTTATAATAATAAATTGTTGATATTAAAAACACTATATTAGTTAGTAACAGTACATATAATCCCATAATTATTTATTTTTTTTAGATGAAAATTCTTCTTTTACATTATTTTCTTTTTGTAAATCTTTAGCTAATAAAAATATTGCTTGTGCAATTGCAGCTGATTCTTGTAATGTAAATACTCCAGCTTTATTAGCAGCATTTAATGCTTGTTCAATAATTTTTAAATGTTCCATATATTTTATAATTATAATTTAATTTCTTCTACTCTATTATCAATTGCTTTAATAACTCTATCATCTATAAATGAATATGAATTATCTCCTACTTCAATTAAATCAAGTTTAACTCTCATTACTTTCTCTACTGAATTACCATGATCTAGTTCCATTGGAACCATTAATTTATCAACATTAATAATTACTTGATCTCCTAATTCAATATCATTAACCATTGATCCTTTTGCTATAACAAATTGTACATCTGATAATACATTATTTGATAAAATTACTTTACCATCTTCTTCTAAACTATTTAAAGTAATAATAACTTGATTATATCTTGGTTTAATTGGAAAATTTTTAATTATTTCCAATACATCACTTTTTTGAACGTTTTTCATTTTTTTCATTATTATATTTAATTAAACCTTCTTTCATTTTTTTATTTTTTATATATTTATCATAATTAGTATATAATTTACCTATATATAAATATATAAAATTTGTTTTTAATTTCTTAAAATCTTCTTCAGACTCTATATTTTCTAATTCTAAACTTTTTATAGTTTCTCTAGTAAATTGATAAGGTGAATTTATAATTTTATTTATTACATTATCTTGTAAATTATATTTTAATCCTAATTTATGTATCAATACTTTTACCTTATCATCATCTACTTTATTTCTCATTATTTACTATATTAAAATTAAATATTACTTTAAAGTTATTTGCTTTTAGATCTAATTCTGGAATATATACTTTAGATATTTCCCCATTTATTATAATATTTTTTTTTCTAAGTTGAGTCATTATATTCTGAAAACAATTATCATTCATATTTAATTCTTCTTTTATTTTCATTTTAGTATCATAATCAAATACTAATTTCCATAGAATCTTATTATTAGTTGTTTCTTTTCTATATATATAATGATAATATAATAATAAAGCTAACACTTGTTGTTGTTGATTATTTAACTTATGAAAGCTTTTAGTTATATCTAACCATCTAAAGAAAAGATTTTTCAACGTAACATTAAGATTAGCTATCTTATTATTATTTCCCATATATATAATCTAAAATCTTACCTACTAATCCACTTCTATGATTTTCTTTAAGTTTAATATGAACAATACCATCTATATTTTTAGATAATTCTATTGCAAAATCTAAACCTGTATATGTTTCATTAATATCTCTTTGAGATTGATCTCCATTAATTACAATTTTACCTGTAGTACCTAAACGAGTTAGAATTGCTTCCATCTCTTTTTTAGTAAGATTTTGTGCTTCTTCAATAATTAATATATCATCTATAGTTTTTCCTCTTATAAATTGTACTGGAAGAGCTTGAATTTTTTCATTTCTAATAAAATCATCTATTTTAGTTCTATCTGTACATTTATAAAGATTTTCAACTAAAGCTTCCATATATGGATTAAACTTTTCTCTTAAATCACCAGGAAGAAAACCTAAGGACCTACCTACTTCAATTGCACTTCTTGCTACTAAAATTTTATCACATTGTTTTTTATTTAAAAAATCTAATGCTGTAATTGAACCAACTAATGATTTACCAGATCCTGCTCTACCAGTTATAATTGTAATTTGATTATCAATAATTAATTGTTTAGCTAATTTTTGCTCTTCATTAAGAGATATATTATATTTTATTTCTGTTTTTCTATCTCTATTTGGTTCTTTCATATATTATTTTTAAATTTTAAATATTCATTAATATTTTTAAATTCTTCTAGTTCATTTGTTGAACCACATTTAAAACATACATTATTATCTAATTCATCATATACTATATGTAAACTTTTGCAATATCTACAAGCAACTACTGGTTCATCATCATAATCTTTTTTTCTACTTTCTTCTATCATTTTAATATATTTATCTACATCCTTAACATAATCTGTATCATATACTGGAAACGGTGCCATTTTATTATAATAATGTAGGTGGTTCGATAGTATCTTTAAATACTTCAGTATCTTTTGACTTTTCATGTTTTATATTTATTTCACCATTCCATAATAAACCATTATTTGTAATTTCAATATTATAACTATAACCTTTATACTTTTCTTGAAACTTAGTTATATTTGTCATAAAGGAATCTATATTATCTAATATCTCTTTAAGTGGTTTATTATTGATTGTATATTTGTTACTCATATTATTTTTAAATTTAAATTCTTCCCATTCTTGTTTTCCCATTAAATTAGGAAACCTCATCCCTTTATTACATGATTCTTGAACAGATGTTTTACCATAAAACTCACATCCACAATATATACATTTACCTTGAATAGCACAATCATCTTTACATAGTAATCTTCTATAAGCTATTTGTTCTTTAATATGTTGTGGTTGTAGATTTAAATGTTCTAGCGCTTTTTGAGAATTACCCTCTATATAAGAGAATATATTCTTAAGTGTTATCTTTGGTTTCTTCATATTTTTCATTCAATGCTTCTTTAAGTTGATGCATTTTACCTAATACTACAAACTTTTCCATTGAATCAAGTTCTCTTCCATAGATTGGAACTACATATTCATTAATATTTTCTTCATTATATTCAATAAATGGATCTAATTGTTTAGCTACTACATCCATTTCACCTAATATTTTATAAAAAGCTTTCATATGAGCTTTTGTTTTTTTTCTTTCTGCTAATTTAGCTTGTCTTAATCCTACACTTGCAAAGCTACTCATTATGGTTGTAATTTAGGAAAATTAATATATTTTTTAATACTCTCTTCTCTTTCTTGTGGTAATGATTCAATTACTTTAATCATCTTTCTATATGTATCACCACTCATTATTACAAAATCTATAGTCATATCTACTTCTGAGATATCATTATGTGGATAATGTTGTTTTGTTTTAACTAAATCTAACTGCTCTTTCATTACTGAATTAAGAAAAGATTTCTTTGCAAACTCTAGATTAGCATCATTTAATATTCCATTTAACGTATTTATACTATGTTTTGATTCAGCATAAATATGTCTATCCTCCCAATTATTCATATCTTTTAATTATTATATCTGTATCAATTATTTCATTATTATCATTTAAAATAAGTTGTTCTCTTATTTTAGTATTTTTATCAGCAACATATATTTGCGCTACTCTATTTTGTTCATCATTATAAAATAAACCAACATTTACATCTAATAATCTATTATTACTTCTCCATTTATGTGTATAATAATGTCTTAGATTAAATAGATCTTTTCTATTATTAATAAGATCTTCTCTTATTATATCGTGTATTCTTTCTATCATTAATATTCAATTTGCCTTTCGTCTGTTAACTCTCTTTCTCTACATACTACTTCTTCTCCAAATCCTAGAGAAATTAAATAACTATATTTTTCAGTTGTATAGTAATATATAATATCTAAAACTATTCCTTTAGGAGATCCTGGAATAATATGATATACTTCATCTCCTATATTAAACATTGGTTTTTTCATTTATATTTATTTTTTATATCTTCTTCCATCACTTACTGGATAATAACTATTATATGTTTGAAATAAAAATTTATTAAAACTATCAATATCAAATCCATCTTTTTTAATAAATTGATCTTTACTTACTCTTTTACCATCTGGTAATATGACTTTATCTTTTAACCATTTAATCTCTTTAAACCATTCCTGGTATGTTTTATATTCCATTTATATCTTTATATCTATTAACTAACATATTCGTATAACTTCCATTATCAAATGTACCATTCATATCAATATATGATCTTACATTTATTCTTGATTTATCAGGTAATATAATACTATATTTATATTGTGTTATATTTGCTGCCCAATCTTGAAATCCTACTGGTTGGTCTGGATCTTCTAACACTGTAGCTTCAAACCAATCATTATATTTACATAATTCATTACTCATTATTTCTAAATTTAAATCTTGTACAAAGATACGAAAAAAAATTGACATATGCAAGTTTTTTACAATTATTTTTCAAAAAACATGTAAAATAATTATAATAAGCACAAAAAAACCCACATATACCTATAAGATATAGTGGGTGCATTATATATAAGTTAATATATATTATATATTTAGTTATTAAACATAGCGAGGTTTCCACAAAAACAGTCGTTTTGCAGAAACTTGGCTAATCAGTGTTATTGAAGTTGTCATACCTCGCAAAACCCATATCCTCAAAACTATACGTTAGTGCCGTGTCCACTATTAATTGAGGCAACAATATCCTTAATTAGTTGCTTATTTAATTATGTGGTGCAAATATACAAAATAAAATTTCAAATTCCAAATAATTTATATATTATTTTATAATAAATAATATTATAATCTTATATTATAAGGATTAGTTTTAATTTTACCTTTTAAAATTTGCTCAACTGCTTGTTTTGATATACCTATTAATTCTCCCACTTCTTTATAGGTCTTACGTGAATATGTTATATTTTCTATATCAATATAAACATCTCTTTTAACAAACTTCTTTTTTGGTTTATGCCAACTTTTTATTAAGTTTACATTGTTATAATAAAAATCTGGAGTTGCTATTCTATAATATTTATTAACTTTAACATTTTTATTGATAGCTTTTGTTCTATTATTAAATTTACATTTTATAAATATTAATAATTCTTGTATTGAATCGAACTTATTAATAACATTACCTTCAAGGTCTAAAAGCAAACATTCTTTCTTTAGTGTATCAGCTCCACCACCTGTAGTTATTTTTGATAAATTATATAAATCTTTAAAATTATAACTATCTATATATTTTTGTTCAAGTGATAACAGAGAATTTTTACTTATTTCTACAAACTCTTCAATTTTTTCAAATACAAAGTTCTCAATACCATATTTATTTACAGCATTTTGTAATTTTTTATTTCTATGTATATTTCTTTTTAAATCTGAAAAGTGCTGATATTTTCTTTTATTTAAATTAGTACTTGAACCAATATAAAATTTATTATTTTTAATATTTATTATTTTATATATTCCTTTCATATAATTATTTTTCACAATTTACAACATTTTTTTGTAAAAGTCAAGTAAATTTGCAATTATTTTCAATTTTTTTCAATTTACTATAGCTTTTTTGTT